ATGTATTTGGCATCCATGTAGGTCCATGAGGCTGGTGTTGATCCCTCAGTTCTGAAGTCATGGCCATTGAGAATGTACTTGATCTTGTACTTGTGTGCAGTGTCATACATTAGTTTAGTCATTGCTATGTCATTGGGGATATCTGCATCAGGCAGTCCAGCGTAAAGGAATGCTTCATTCAGCTTGTCATATTCTGACTTGTTCACCTGGTAAGTGATTGCATCCACATTCAGCTTCTTGATGAGCTGCTGCATATTGTGCACAGCTTGTGATGCATTCCAGTTGTTATCGAAGTGAATAACCAATGGCTTGAGGCCCCAGTAACGTACAGCTGTGTATAGTAGCACTGAGCTGTCAAGTCCTCCACTGATGCCCATGATGCAATCATATTTGTCACCATATCCATGCTCTCTGATTCTGTTGATAACTCCATTGAGCTCTTCAGGATTTGACTGCTGCTGTAGCTCATCATGCAGATCACAATAGTTGCATTGCTTACTACCTATGACAGCGAAGTCAGAAGTGAATAGGCATCTTTTACATTCTTTTTTCATTATATTATTTCATGAAGTTCGTATATCTCAGGGAATGACTGAAGGAATGCAATCTGTTCTTTTCCAGTTATGCGTTCACTCTTTAATTTGCCAGTCCAATGATCCTCAAATTTATGTTTATTCTCCCACTTATCTGTACTAATTGACAAGAATTGTATCTCATCTGCATCAAATATGCCCACAGATGCATCACTGATGATTGCTCTGAGCCACATGGCCCAATCAAGTCCGCTGTTCAATCTCTTGTCAAATGGCTGCCAGTTGATCTTGTCTAGGAATCTATTTGATAGCACTCTGCCAATACCTATAGGCTCATAGGATCTTGGGCCTTTGCCGTATCCAGTCCAGTTGACTAGCCTAATTTTATCAGCCACATCAATGAAGTGACATCCTAGCTTCCCTACCATGTCAAACTCTTTGAGCTTATCTTCAGCCTCCTTGATGTAATTGTCTGACACCCAATCAGAAGAGCCAACAAACAGCACCCCAGTAGGATTGTATTTCTTAGCTGCCATGAATCCAGCATTCCACTTTGCACCCAGTGGATCATTGGATATCTCTATCCACTCGGCACCTAGCTTGATGCACAGCTCCTTATCTTCAAGATCATGGCCCATGCAGATGACTTTTACTCCAGCCTTCTGAAGTCTTGTGATTGTGATCTTTAGCAGTGGCCTTCTGCCATTCACTGGAATAGGAGCTACAATCATGATTTCAATGCGTTTAGTAGGTCAGCTTTCTTTGGTGCTGCTCCTAAGTTTAGTCCTCTATCTTTTGCCAGTGCCTTCATATCATTATAGCTCATGCTCTCATAGTTATATTGTTTTGTTCCAATAAACTGAATCTTAGCTGGTTTAATTTCTGTGTTGATGTTCTCTTGTATGTGAGCTGCTACATCTCTCATTGCATTGCGTAGGCATGTACCACATCTTTTATTGAGCACTATATTCTTGTGTAACTTGAGCCATATAGCTAGCTCCTCTTTTAGCTCTTCATTCAGTGCAAAGGATCTAGTCTTCATAAATCTCTGCACTTGGCTCATCAGCTCATTTGATATCATGGCTTCATAATTTTAAGTAGTTTCTTTTCTAAGGATGTGCCTTTTATCTTTCTTCTTAGCTCTCTGCTGTTGTGCAGCTCACGCAGTAGTATTGCACCAATCATGGCAAAATACTTATCCTGATCAGTCATTACTTGCTCTCCCATGATTGTATAATATCAGCTAATAAGTATGTGATGAATGCTATGCCAACAGTGTGCCAGTCGTACATCAGTAATAAGATTACTGAAGTCCAAAAGGATAAGCAGCTCCAGCAGTTTAATGGTTTGATATCAGGCAGTTCAAAGGTCATCATTGCTCTTGATATCCCTAGGCTCGCCAGTATGAATAGAATATAAATCATTTTTAAATTGTTTTATAGCACCATGGATGACTCTGAGGGGCAGATTTGTTTCTGCTTTGATATCTCTATAAGTCATGCCATACAGATGCATTTTAGTTAGTTCTTTACAAAATAGCTCTTGATCATCTTCAGGAGACTTCTGCATGTAGTTATCAAGATAGCATTGATATTCTGATAGGTCATCATCTTCTGTCTCTTTGAAGGCAACATCTGTCTCGAATGGGAGCAGACGTATTGGGGGATTGAATTTCTTGTTGAATTCACTGCCAGGCCATTTCCACTGATTGTATGCGAATCTTGCAAATGTTCTTGGAAGATCGGCCTCTTGGATCTCGTACTGACTGAGTATGATGAATACATCTGAGACAAGGTCACGGTATAGCTCTGAGCCTCCAGTGATCTTGATAGCGATATTGTATGCCTCCTTATTCCAAAACACATCCCGAAGTTATTAAATATTTGAATACCTCATTGAGAAATTGTTCTGATACCGGCTTGCTATTACAAAACCGCCATAGCTGTGCATAGTTCAAATCACTATCTTCTGACAGATGAGTCAGCTTGTAACGATTGGAGAGCCTCTTATGAAGCTCTCCTCTCATCCAATCACTTAGGCTCACATCAGAAGGGAAGGTCATCTTCAAATAACTCATCTGCTGCTGACTTTATTTTTTCACTTGTATTCTGCAATACTGGTGCTGGTGCTGGTGCTGGTGCCACATAAGGCTCTTTGATTGCAGCACTCATGTATTTGACTCCTGATTGAGCTGTCCTCACCCATAGTGAGATCTCAAGTTCCTTGCCTTCTACATTGATCTTGCCTCTGTAGTCAGGCTGATTGTCGGCAGTCTTTTTGTCATTCTTGAAGATTGCTCCGGTGTTTTGTTTCTGTTCCATTTTAAAAGTATATTGGTGTATAATTTCTGATTTGTTCAATGGTCATATCTATGATCATTTGCTTGATGTTCAATGGTCCTCCTGGACATTGAATTGGTGGTGCTGTTATAATATCACAAGCCATACTATTTTCTATAGATTAAATTAATTACCAGTACCCATAAATTTTCTCCTGGTCTCCAAGTCCTCAAGGATTTGATCCAGCTTTGCAGACACCTCATGATATTCTTCATTAGTCAAAGGTATTAAAGATATTTGAGTAAAGTAAACCCTCCAATACATTGATTCAGACTTGATATCATACACATGCTCTTGTACTACTTCCATCACTTATTATTTAGCTTGTTAATATACTGCACATAAAACTCTGATGCATGTCTGAGTCTTTCCAGCATTGCCAGCTCAAGCTCAATGTCACGTTCATATCTGATAACTGTGATACGTTTTGCTGCATCAATATGGTCCACTCTATGCAGAGACATGTTATCCCACTGATTAAGCAGTCCAAAATCATTTTGTGGATCTGTTGATACCATGCAGTAGATCAGTTCAAAAGATGGCCTATCATACAGATACATGTAAGCTCTGCCTTGCCATTCATAAAGTGACTCATCACCATCCTCTGCTGTTGCTGGCCATGTCTCAAGTGACCAAGATGTCTTGATGTCTATGATAGCCTCATCCAGTAGGATGTCGCACTCACCAGTCATCAGTTCAGTCTCTAGTCTGACTTTGTTCTTTTTGTAGTCAGTGAATCTCACTGCATTCACTAGATCAATGCTGTCTTGCTCTTGCTCAATGCCCTTGATGATGTACTTGTTATTCAGCTCAATATTGTAGCCGTAAAAGTATTGCTTTGCAATTGACTTGATGTAACTCTTTGCTGTTTCTGATAGGACCTCTGACTTGCTTCTAGCGTTTGTCATGATCTTCCCTATGCTTGATGGATGCCATTTCATATTTCAAAGTTTTGTTTGATGTAATCTTCTGAATTCTCATAACCTTCTGACTTGTACTTACCATCAATGTAGGCTGTCATTATCTCCAGTTTGGCTTTCTGATAAAAGGTTTTTATCCATTCTGATCTAAGATCGTCACTAATTAAAATCCATTCATCACTATGCATAAACTCTACCATCTGTTGTATTGACATTGGTCTCATAGTTTTGCCTCCTGATCTTTAGTTAATAAATAATTTGTTCTCAACTCCTCAGCTGTATACTCACCTCTTGCAATCTTGGCAAGTGCTCTACCAAATGCCTCATCTGTAAGTGATGTCTTAGCTGCTGGCTTTGGCTCTTCAGTTGCCTTAGCTGCTGCCTTGCCATCATCATCTGTTGCGGCCAATGATAGGATGCTAGTCAATGTGTATCTGCGATAGTAAGAAATCGCACTACCAAGCTGCTGGGGATTCTGTAAGTCAGGCAGTTTCATCATTGATTCTACATGCTCACCAGTGTCCACATCAATAATCTTGGTATAGACCATTTGGTCAATGATAGGCTGCATGATGATCAGTCCATTCTCCATCAGGATATTCTCACATGCATCTAGTACAGCGTTGAGATCTGCGTATCTTGAATGATGACTCTGAGCATTCTTGTGGACCTTGCCGATTGCCAGCTTTGCGTTATGCAGTTTTTTGTACATAGGTACTGGAGCTGCACTCTCCTTTTCTTTAACTGTTGCCATAATTTGTGGTATTAAATTTCAACAAATATAATTATTATTTTGAGATAAACAAATCAAACCATTGAATAAATTCATCAAATGACTTAACTATTAGATATGTTCCTCCAGCTTTCTCTATCATTTCTTGATATCTTATCTGTGCTTCAGACTGTCTATCCTTCATTTTAATCTCAATCTTAACTGATCTGCCATTGATTGTGGCTGATATGTCAGCTGATCCCTTTGTGCCAGTTCCTTTGGTCCACTTCCCTGGCATCTGTCTTGTGCCCTCACCTACCTTTAGCTTGGCTCCTTGCCTCCACATTCCAGTAGTATTGATTCTTTCAGCTTGATAGCCTGATAAGTTGATGAATGACACCACTGATTTGGTCAGAGCATTAGCTGATGAGTCGGCCCACTTGGTCTTTGCTAGTGCGAATTCAGGCATTGAGGGATATTTCTCTTTGAGATGTGCTGTCTCAAGATCAATAAGTCTTTGTTTATTTTCCTTGTTCATAGATTCTATCTAGTGTTAATGTTTTCCCTGGTGCTAAAGTTGTATCCCTTGCCCAGTCTTCTGCGTTTACAAATGTAAATTTGTGCTGTTCAGCTGGTACTACTTTCTTCTGCTCTGACAATTTGCTGATGAATAAGGCAAAGATTGCGGACCAAGCTAGGATCATTATGATTGATATTTGTTTCATTACTCTGATTTAAAGGTTAATAAAACATCATATTTAGTAAACAATCCCAAGCTAATACTAATACAATCAAATTGTTCTATTATCATATCCTCACCTTTATAAGTACATTTATTAGATTTTCTTATTCTATCTAATTTAC